TTCAAATGGTCTGTGCCGTTCGATACCATCCAGACGATTGATATCGATATTGACCTGATTGAATCCGATTAATGATTATTATTAAAAGGTGATAATATGGTGCGTCAGAAAGGAACTTTGATAAATTTTCAAGGGGACGGAGCGATCTCTCCAACATCGCTGAAGTGGTTGCTGCGGACCGGAAAAGTCGCTATCGGAAAGGAGCGGGTTAAGATCATTGAACGAGACCAGCTCCGGAGATGGGGTGTTCTGATCGAATCTGAACCAGAATCAGCACCCAAAGAAGAGGTCAAGAAAACCAAGAGCAAGAGCAAGACCGTGAGCTGGAACGAGCCACAGCCACAGGAAGTCGGTGAGATCTGATGTCCGAAATCATTGAACAGATAGGAGATAGCTCATATCCAGTCGGGCTTGTCATTCGGTTCGGCATAATGGGAACCGTCCCAGTGCCGTTCGGATCGAACATAATGGCCGCTATCGGCGAAGCCACCCATGGCCCGGCCATGACCGTAGTCCCTCTCACCAGTGAAGGAGAGGTCAGTGACGTCTTCAAGAGCGGTCCACTGCAGAGAGCTGGAAGAGTAGCTTTCGCCCAGGGGCTGCCAGCAGGCTACTTCATCAGGGTGCTTGGTGGTGGATATGCCAACGCTAAGAAGTATGTCCATGATGGGCTTGTGGCCACCGAGACCGAGACATTCTATGGGGGCAACGCTGAGGGACCTTACGATCTGGGCTACAAATGCTATACTCAGAACGTGGCCAATAGCGTAAAAATAGGCGCGGGCGAACCTATACCTATCGTCTATACGGCGACTGGCCTGACCACCGGCAAAGTCTATCTTGACCAGGAGAACGGCACTCTGACCTTCTTCACAGCACAAGGCCCGGAGGCTGACGAGCTGGTCACATGCTCCCTGGAGCACTATGGCAACCTCGGTGCATGGGAGAGCCCCAACACTGGCATAGGCGGGAACTCTGCCTTTGCAGTGGTCGCTGATGGCACGTTTGACGCCCGAGATGTTGAAGAGTTTCCGGGGGATGGGACCGTCGGGCCGTACTACCTGAAGTTCCATGACCTGATCGAGGACGATGAGAACAAGGTGCTCGTGGGCAATGCAGAGCGCACCATCGTCTATACCGCTCTGGGGCTGGGCGCGGGCGAAGTCTTTGTTGACAAGGCCAATGGAGCAGTAACATTCTTCGCGGGAGAAGAACCCGAAGAGACCGACGCCATAACCGTCAATGTCCTCTACAAGTCCAAGAAGGTCACTATCCATGACGGTGAGACTGCCTATCCTGCCATTGACAACCTCAACGATCTGGCAGCCATCCAGGCGGCTCTGGTCTACAACGATATAGTGAACTTCACGCCGGACGCCAATGCCACCCATCTGCCCGCCAACGGTACTTACATGCTGGCCGGTGGAGATGATGGAGATGCGATCGACACGGCGGATTATGCGGCTGCTTCGGACGTGCTCCACCAGTACATCGAGGACTACCTGGTCAACATCACCAGCTGCGTCTATTGTGACAACGAGATTGACGCCGGAACTTATGACCTGATCCCGATCCTCGCAGGGAAGCTCAACGAAGCCAAAGCCAACTTCTATCCTTACATGGGCTTCATCGGGATGGTCCCCAACGAGACGGTAGCGCATGCCAATGCGATCACCAGCAACTTCTCAAACTACGAGCTTGTGGTGGTGATGAACCCATGGGACCGGACGGCACCAGACCGGCTGGACGCGACCGTTGCCAGGGCTGCTCAGGAGGCTACTGCACCTCTAGGAACGTCTTGTGCTAGGCGGGTGCCCAACATGAGCCTGCAGGGGCTTTCTGCCCAGGGGCTGCTGAACACCTACCGCAGGGAGACTGTCCGAGCACTGCACAACAGCAGGCTTGATGTGCTTGTAAAGACCAATGCCGGGATATTCTCATTCTATGGCCGCAATACCTCTAACGTATCGCAGTATATGGAGTGCGTGGATGTCCGGACTATCAATTACATGACTTGGGTCATCAAGTACTACACGGACATGTTCTACTTCGCCAAGAACACACCATCTGTCAGGGCGACGTTCCGTGAGGACATTGCCAACAGGCTTGATGCTCTGAAGGCAGACGAGGTCATGGACGCCTACACCCTGACGGTCAAATCCGGACGGTCCGAGGGCGACAAGGGCCTGGTGAGGGTCAAGCTCGAAGCTGAGAACGTGGGCCACATCAAGCGGTTCATAGTTGACTACTACAACGGCATCATCTCAAATGCCGTGGTAGCGGAGTGAGGAGGTCTAAAAAATGCCTGAAACAGACGGCATATTTTCGAAGTATCCTTCAGATATCCAGGTTAAGCTCAAGAATCCTGCTGGCGGGAATATCTGGATACCTTTTGTGGGGTCTTCGTTCGATATAACCAAAGAGATGACAGCCGAACACTACTCAGGATCGAGGCTGCCCAAGAACATCACCGAAGGCAACATCGATTACAAGGGAACTCTGGAGACCGGCTGGATAGTCGATGGCCTGCCGGACGACTGGGAAGAGCAGGGGTACACCATGACTGACGCTACCAAATGGGAGTATCTGCTCTACACGTACCTGATCAACCCGTCCGAGCAGGGCAGCTCAGTGCCTTTCACCCTGGAGTTCCATGAGAGGGAGTACACCGGCTACATAGTCCCGAGCACCGGGGCAGAGCAGGTGGTAGGCGGTGAGATCTGGGGGCAGTTCATGGGCTGCAAGTTGAATCACCACACATTCAACTCTTCCCAGGGGTCCGTGGCCAAGCGGGCTTACGACTGGATGGCCAGGCGTGCCAAGTGGGGTAAGGATTACCCCGAGCAGTGAACGCACAAAGGCGGCTCTGATTGGGCTGCCTTTCCAAACATTTTTTGAGGACATATTATGGCAGAACTGGAAATGACAGCTGAGGACATCACCCTCGGCATGCAGAACGAGCGCACGGTCACTCTGAAATCCGCTAACCCCCAGTACGATGGCAAGATGGTGAGGGTCCGATCCCTGAGGGGTGGAGAGTTTCGCAAGATCATGAACATGGTCCGGATCTCCGGATCAAATGACATGGCCGGAAGCTTTGCGATGGCTATGGAAGCCAGTAAGTCAGGTATCGTCACGCCCGGAATCAGTGACAAGCTAGACAATCTCGATCACGATATCATTCTTCAGATTGGGCAGGCAATTCTGTCAGGCTCCGAGCCCAAGGAGGAAGAGGTCGAGGATTTTTCGATAGCCCGGAAGGGCAGCTCCTCCTCCTAGAACATTATGCTGGCTACCGGCTGGCCAACGGTGTAGCCGCTGATCTCACGGCCAACCAGGAGCTGTTCGTTGCTCTGGTAGCTATCGAGCAGATCAAGCTCAACGCTAAGATGGCCGGGGCTGAGGTCAAAGACAGGCCACGCAAAGGCCGGAAAGGGCATGATGCCTATGGCGAGATGCTGGAACGGCGGGCTCGTATGGCCGAATTGGCCAAACAGATTGCAGCAGACCCCGAGAGTCTTGAAAAATATTCTAAACCGCTCTGAGGAAACATGACAGACCAAGGATTCAACACTTACTTCAACCTGATCGACAACTTCACGGCCAAGTTCGATGCTATCCAGAAAAGGTTGTCATCGGTAACCAGTGACAAGTATATAGTCGATTTTGAGGTATCCAATGATGCTGTCAAACAGACTCAGGATCTTGGAAAAAATCTGCAAAAATCTGTAACAGACATCAGCAAGAAGAAGGTTGACCTCAAGGTCACCGACAACTCTACCGAAGTAGTCAAAAACGTGATGGGTAACGTCGATGACCTGCAGAACGCCCTAAGTCAACCCATATCCGTCACAATCAAAGATCTGATCAGTGGCCGCCTGGAGGCCATCGGCAAGATACTGGATGGCCTGAGGGCTAAAGGTATCATCCCTGTTGGGCTCTCAACCGGAGCGGCAGCAGTCGGTATGGTCGCCGGTGTTGCCGGGGTGGCTGCTATTGGTATGGGCGTGGCCGCTACCATCCCGGCTGCTGCAGATCTGGAAGCCGCCATGATCCGTGTCAACAAGCTCATTGGCATGGAGGGTGAGGCGGCCAAAGGCGTCCAGAAGGACATGCAAGATATGATGATGGCCACCGGCAAGGGGCTTGACCAAATCGCTGCTGCATACGAGACCGCCGGAGGAGCTGGCATTGGTGGGGACCTGATGGCAGCGGGTGACATGGAAGGTGCCCGCAAAGAGATATCTGATTTCGTCCGGATCACCCTGGAGGCGAGTTCAGCATTTGGCATGACTGCCGATGCCACCAGCTCGATGCTTTCCGGTATTGCCAACGTCTATAAGCCCATAGGCGAAGAGACTAACGACTTTCTCAGGAGCGTTGGATCGGGCATAGATGCGGTTGCGGATGCCACCATCGCCTCTGAAGAGAAGATCCTGACGGCAATGAGCCACGCGTCTTCGGCCATGGCGATGTTCGAGCAGACTGATGCTACTGTAAAAGGCACTATCGCCCTGTCTGCGGCCCTCATATCTACCAACATGTCAGGCGACGCTGCAGGCGAAGCCATCAAGGACTTCTTCAATTATGCTAAAACCGATGCCGAAGGCAATATAAGCAAATCGTTGGGTATGGGCGGAGCCGAATATCAGGCCATGCTCAAATCCGACCCAATGGCAATTGTAGAAGCTGTAACCGCCAAATACAATGCCATGGACGCCGAAGAGCAGGGCGCGTATTCTAAGCTATTCGGCATGACTGGTGGAAAGATCGCCCAGCTCTCGGGATCCGCCAACTTCCAGGCCGGCCTGACGAAGGCCCAGGGTGTAGTCAACCCGGCATATGACGAAGGCACCAAGATGTCCAAGTCATTTGAGAAAAGCATGGCCGGGTTCAATACTCAGTTAAGCAAAATAGGTCAATCGATAACCGTACTGGCCCAGACCATAGGCAGCATATTCCTGCCCGGCCTGATCGCTATCCTAGGAGTGGTCAATGCCATTCTCAGCCCTATGGTAAAATTCGTTGCATATGTGGCCGAACTCGCTGCCAAGATCCCTGGCATGAACCTGATTGCGACCGCCGCCAGCATCTTGGCAGTAGTGACAGCAGTAAGCGCCCTGGTTGGCTTCTTGGGTCCGGTGATAGCAGGGCTCGGGTTGGCTTCCAAAGCATTTATGATTCTGACCATGTACGGCCACCTGGCGGTGGCGGCCATAAGCGCAATCGGCGGGACGATAGGCGCGATAGTCGGCATATTGGGCGGGCCGCTCACTGTGATACTTGTCCTAGCGGCAGCTATCGGTTATCTGCTCTACAAAACCGGCTACCTGCAGAAGGCTTGGGACAAGTTCAAGAATTCGGCCATAGGGAAAGACCTCATATCGGGTCTGGTCGCTGGCGTGGGATGGGTCACAGACGAATTTACCAAGCTGTTCTCATGGCTCGATGAACAATGGTCAAAGGGGAGCGAAGGCGCGTTCGGGTGGCTGCTGAGTGCATTGGATACCATCGCATCGACTTTCGGATGGCTGTTTGATAAGATCGACGCCGCCTATGCAAGTGGTGAGCTCGGTGAGGCTCTGAAGATTGGCGTTATGGGCATGTTCCCCATTACGTTGCTCATCAAGCCACTAGAGGCGATAGTCGGCTATGTGAGCAGGTTATTGGATGGCTCAAATATCGTTGCCGACCTGCTCTCTGCGGGTAAACGTGTCTGGGAAAACATTTACAATGTTCTCTCGTGGCTTTATGATACGGCACGAGGCATGATATCCTGGCTCCGGGATAGCCTGGGCATAACCAAGTCAGATGCCAAAAAGAAGTACGAAACAGCTGTTGAGAGAGCAGGCGGCATCGAGTATCTCAATGAAGAAGGTAAAGTAGGCTGGTATGACAAGCAGGGCAACCCAGTTCCAGAATCTGAAGTTCCGAGCTATTTACTCAAGGCCTTTGACAAATATCAGAATGCTCCGGGCGGTATACCAGAAGACATCATCGGGGTGCTGAAAAAATTGCTCGATGCTATTCTGAGTTTGCCGGGCACCATATCAGCGGCCATCAAGAGCTGGTTCCCTGGTGTCGGTGGTGCTGAAGATGCTGATCGTAGCCCGGCGGAGATCCAGGCAGGTTTGGCAGTTGAAGCTAAAGCTCCTGGAGCTTATGCGATGGGACCAAACGAGCAGAAGATACCGCCCTCCCAGTGGCCCATGCAGTACCTCTTCGACACAACTGGTGAGTTTGGTAATAAGACAGCGTATGGGCCGGGCGGTGCGGAACTGGGCACCGTCCAGGATTTCATGACTCGTGATACGGCCCTGAACACCATAGTCCAGGCGACAAAATCAGGTGGCAAGCCATCCGCGGTTCCGGGGATAAACTTCAGTGAGGATACGTGGCTGGATCTACTTCAAACCACCCATGTGAGCTATCCCAACGCTCAGGAAGTATACGAGCGTGTTTCATCCGGCAGAGAAGGAACCCAAATCAAATCCGACCGGTGGGGGAACGAGTATCTTTCGCCCACTCCACCAGAGACCTTCAAGAACCAGGGCAGGATGTATGTTGCCTATGGAGACAACGGGTCTTTCGATGTCTGGAATGCGTCTGGGAAAGTCAAAAGCGGGTTCGAATCGGAAGCGGCAGCCAAAGAGTATATCTCCAACCAGCCACAGTATGCCGTGGGAGCAACTTTCAATAAGGGCGGGCTCTTCGCCGGTCTGGTTCACGAAAAGGAAGAGATCATCCCCCAGGCCACAGCCCAGAGGGGGGCCGGGCCGATAGCAAGGGCACTGGATACCCTATACGGTGTCACGGCTGGCAGCAGATCGTCCACCAGCTCCCAGAAGACGGAGGTCCATGTTCACAACCACAACCACAACGATTTCTCGGGCATGCGTGTGAGCAGTGATGTTGATATCGAAAAACTGATGAAAGAGATCGATCGGAGGATTGAGTCTCGATCAATTTCAGCCGTTCATAAGGCTATGGGGCAGAGAAGGACGTAACATTCAGAGACCTCAAGAGGGGCACTGTCTGCTCCCAGGAGAGCATTATCCCGCCATGAACACTTGTTTGCCTATCTTTTTGGTAGAAAATGTCAAAGAGATCTGCATTTTTCGGCACATCACTCACCCTTAAAATCGTGCCATCAACGCCGTCAATTTTGCGTTCTGCCGGAGCCACAACAAAACCAGCACTTTCAAAGTACTCTATCTGTCCCTTCTGATGTTGTGCTAGGTCATACTTTATGGCCTCACCGTAGTGGTCAACAACCAAGATCCCTGCGGTAAAACCGCCCGAGTACATAGTAAGCTCATATCTGTCATTAACCACACCGCTCAGAGTTTCAGTCTGGGATATGTTCTTTTCAAACTCCACCGGCCCGCTCTGGAGTTCTGGCAGGCTGAAGGAGATCGTGTAGGGTCCCACTTCCTCGCTGTAGTTGATCAGATCTTCAGCATGTGCTCCACACATGAGTGCAATCAAGAGCCCGATGAATAGCAATCTTCGCATGTAGTACAGTAGGACTGCCCGCATAATCAACTTTTTGGTGTTTGCATATGATATTCAAAATAGGTTGGCTCACGCTCGGAGATCCGTCTGAAGAAGAGGTTAATCCGGGCCCCCAGCACGCCAGATGGACTAAAACAAACGTCGTGGTTGAGAAACCCATCCCTGGAAAGGGAAACAAGACCATCACTATCAGAACATCAGATATGGTCTTGGACCATTGTGAGCTGACTGTCAGGAGCATCACAAATGATCGCTACAAGCAGCTCAAGCACCTATGCGATGAGTGCGGCCCTTTCAAGGTGGTATGCAACCATGTTCCGGATGGGCTGAACATGTACATATTGGATCGCTCCATTGATCATAGCGAGAACGACAAGGAGCCTCCCCTGACGGAAACTCAGACCGGCGAAACGCTCAACGTTGCCACATGGACTATCGGTTTGCTTGAAGCCTGGGACTGAGCCATGATCGACCACACGGTTGAAATCGGCGGCGTGGATGTCTCTGAAGAAGTGATCTCTATCCAGGTCACGGACCAGATCGAGACCGATAGCGATCCAGGGAAGCTTACGGTCACGCTGGCCAACCGCCTCAAGAGGAGTTATGCCACCACATGGCCACCCCAAACCACCTCGATGAAGATCATAATCAGGAATTGGGTATATCACAACGAAAGCCATCGAGCGGCAGCCGGGGGTCGGACGGAGGCAGAATACCTCGTAGCCTATGGCCATGTGACTGACATCAAGCGCAACCACGAAGAGGTAGTTGTCACCGGAGAATGCGATCTAGGCCACCTGGCGGATGCCATTTCCCAGAACTATGATAGCTCGGTGACCCATCCAGACCATGCCCCTCGCGCCAGAGAAGTCCTCACGGACGTTCTGGATCTCCACAAGGGCGAGAAGATCCAGCTAAACTATTTCGCCAGGAACCCGGTTCTGGAAGGCGGGAAGAAGTACAACAGCGATGACACGTTCCAAGATGTCCTCGAAGACCTGCGGAACGATACAGGAGCATTCTATTACTTCTCAGAAGATGGGGTGCTCCAATTCAGAGACCCGGTAGCCAACCGGGGAGAGTATGATCTGGACCCGTACATAACGAACCCGGACGACACCAGCAGCATCATGGGGCTTCGTAACAGGGTCACCGTCATAGGAGCTGGCAGCCATTCGATGCAAAGCCCTGGTGTCCTGACACCTCGATCCGAGACCATCCAGGCTACGGCCCAGGATGATGAATCTATCGCAGAGCTAGGCATCCTAGAAGCTCCGGTTGATAGAGCCCCGCACTGCAAGACTGTCGACCAATGCCAGGCCAGAGCGGACATGCTACTGAACTTCTACAAAATGTTCAAAGATGCTCTCACCAAGCCGAAGGTGGCCGGTATTATCCCGCCGCTTCATTCCACGGTGACATACACGGTATTCGTCCCCATATCAGAAAGTGACTCGATTGGAGGGAAAATAGTAGGCTCCGTAGTTGCCAGGAACATATCCTATTCTATCGATGGTCTCGAGGCAGAGCTCACCGTGGCCCCCGGTGTAGAAAATATGGACGTTAATGTTGGCGAAGCCGATATCGAATCTTACACGGGCGACTTTGGAACTGAGGAGTACTAAATGGTCAATCTTAAGCATCGCGTCATGGACCAGACCAGACGGCAGATCAACCGCAGGCTCAGGATAGAGATCTGTTGTGTCACTGGAATCCACAATCACGAAGCTCCGGGCGATAGGAAGTTCAATACGGTCGATGTGATAATGAGGGACCGGCCTGCGAAGAACGACAAGTACCGGTTTCGTACAGACGTAATAGTCCCGCCCAATTACCTGGGCGGCCATTGCATGGGCGCCACCAGAAGCCCCAGGGTAGGGGATGTGGTGGTGGTTCTGTTCTATGCAGATCGAGAGGGTTATGTGCTAGGTCCGGCCTGGTCTTGGGCAGAATACCCGGTATGCAGGCCCACCCCCTATGATATCGCCAACAAGGGCGGCCAATGGATGAAGCCCTACCAGGATGAGTGGAGCGACTTTCCAGAAGAACCCTACCCTCAAATCAAAAAACCCTACTGCGATCGATGGTTTCACGGGCCGGTCAAGGGGACTACCGGCAGAGGTCGAGACTGGGCACGGGTATACGATTACTGTCAGGAAGGAGATGCTACCCCCGACTGCAGCGTATGCAAGACCATCGACTCGATCGGCCGGGACAAGAACAGCTGGGATAAGGTCTACTCTCACGAGACAGAATCTTGTGAGGCACCGAGCAAGCGGCGGGAGCTCCACGTACCATCGGGTTCATATTTGAGATTCGATAGCGAGACGGGCCAAAGTGTCGAGTACAGCGAAGGTTGCGGCCATATCAGGCTCGGAAATGCCACCTGCGAAGGGACAAAGAAAGGACACCTGAACTTCAATCCGCATGGAACCATAGACATCCATTCAATGCATGAAGAGGCCCCAATAGCGTCTGAGCAGGCGGGCACCAGGGTAATAGTCGTAGCTCCCGAGGATAGCTCGGTAGAGTATGCGGTCGAAGCGAAGGATTTCGAGACCGGGGCCTACATCAGGATAATGAAATCTGGTGAAATTGTGATACACTCACCTACAAAAATTACGCTAGATGCGCCACTGGTAGAAGAGACGCACGACAATCTGACAAGCGGAGATAACACCATCGTAGGGTTCTGCTCTCACGGTGGATGCTCCTGCCCTTGAATAGGTGATTTCTTTTGGGCATATACTTAGCAGGCGAACTTATCCCGGCAGCCAACTTGCCGGATTTTAAGGCGACCATACCAGGCGGCGGCAGCAAGTTCAATGTTACGGTGACCTCTCGGGCGGCTTTCTCTGCAGCCCAGATCAGGGCTTGTGTCCTGGGGTCAACCGTCACCATAAGCGCGAACGGTGTCAATTATACTGGAACTATTACCGGTTTTGGATGCAGAGAAGGATACGGGTTATGCCAGATCGAGGAGGCTACAATTATGGGAGGTAGTGGCGGCGGTGGATCGGGATCGTCGTATTATGATATTGTGATCATCGCCGAAGACGATGTTATCAGAGTCCAAGACAACGAGGGCACCGTTCTGGATGAGGGAACTCTGGGAGTGGATGATACTGACTGTTTCGATACGGCGGTAGCCAACTGCCCCCAGAACGGCAAGATATTCATCTGTCCGGGCACCTTCACCCTGGAGGCCAACAAGCTGTTCTACCTGAACGGTTCAAGCGAAGAGGAAGCCTCCAACCCGTTCTACTATGCCATTGGTATCCTGGATGGCCAGAACATCGTCCTAGAGGGTTCTGGTGTAGGCTCAACCATCCTCAAGATGGCCGCCAACCAGCATTATGAGGGCCACCATGCCGTGATGATCCTCAACCGGGCCCACTGGTGGGGCGACGGGGCCACCATGTTCGTCGTCTCAGATATGACGATTGATGGGAACCGTGACGAGCAGGACGAGTGGTATCATGACGGCCCTGGACTCTTCCTCACCGGAAGCCTGGCCAGCAACTTCAGATTCCAGAGACTTTGGCTAAAGGATAGCTTTGGTTATGGGATCTATTGCGGAAATAATGGCAGCGGGCCCATAAACGGTCTGGTCATAAACGATATCAGGGCAACCAATTGCTACAAGACAGCGATCATGACAGACACGGTCTGCGGCCTGCTGATCAACAACTGCATCATAGAGGATAGCGATTGCGGATTGCAGTGCGTAGGCAACCAGCCGGACTACCTCACCCGGCCCAGGGATGCTATTGTCATCTCTGATGTGATCTGCCGAAGAGCAGGCATCACCCTGTGGACGGTCAACGATGTCACCATGAACGGTGTCTATATGGACTGTACCGGGGCCCCTCTCCAACACGGGCTTCTCCTCCATAGCTGTATCCGGGTCAATATCAATGGCAGTAGGTTCATCAATAACACGAACTACAAATATGCGACTTTCATAGACGCCAATACTTACATGGAAGACGGTCCCTGTGAGGTATTCTTCAACAACTGCGATTTCGAAGGTTCTTACGCCTTCAGGATTCTTGGAGAAGCGGTTTGCCACGTCCACAACGGCAGGATTCAAGGATATCGGTCGTGCATCTATATGATCGGGGAGTACGAGTCGCCGGTGGCATGTAAGCTCAATCTCCACGGAGTTGACATCCTTGCTCTGCAGCCGGTGGGCGAACACGAAGAGCCTACTCTTCTGGTTGATATCGCAGAAGGCGGTGAGGTCCAGTTCAACCGATGTGAGGCCAGCAAAGCGGGCTATTTCCAGGTAGCTGCGGGAGGGGAATACTTTGCCCGAGATTGTACGGGAGCTGGGCTGGAAGGCCACAACTCTCGATGGAGGAAAGAGGAGGGAACTTACGTAGCTACCCCTGCCAGCACTTCGACCATAACCACACTCATCGACCGCACTGCAGCCATATCGATAGGAACTCCGGTGAGGTACGAGATAGCGGGGGTAGTCTATTATGGGCTGGTCATGAATGTTACGACCACCACCATAACCATAGCCGGGCCGCCTCTATCCGGTGACATCGATGATCTCTATTTCGGAGTATCTGAGATGGTCATCCAGATTGATCACGATATACCCGGTGCCTTTGCCGCCAGCGCGGAGGGCGAGCTGATCAAGACTATTAGGAAATCGCATAGCGTCTGGAGAGGCAAATCGGCCTATCTGGTTCAGATCGGCCATATCGTCCAAGCCCTCGATAGCGGGACTCAGCCAAATGTCACCGCATCCATAGGCGGCAGTGCAGTAGGGACCGATAATACCAATACAGGATTGCCCGTGGCTCTCGTTCTGCAATCAACTTCCATAGGCATCAACCCATCTAACTACAGAATCGAGTATGGGGATGCCATCGAACTGGCGACCACGGCGGGCGGCACTGGGGATGCTTCAGACCTGACCGTGCTGCTCACGTTCGTCTCGGAGAGCTGAAGAGATGTGTTCACTAGAAGGCGAGGATGTGCCTGAGGGCAGGATCGAGTACGACCTGAACGAGGGCAACTTCATGGCAATCCTGAGGTGCCCTGGGACGCTCACGGCTGATCAGATGGCGGCTCGCGTGCCTGGTGAGAAGGTGACCTGTGAGTCAGATGGCTGCACGATCACCGGCACCTGTGAACGGGTTTGCTGCAATAGCTGCGGGTCGTCAGTGTTCATGAATGGATGCAAAGCAAGCGCGAGCCCGGATTAGGTTGATGTTATGCAGATATTGATTCCAGAGTGCCCGGCCTACGACAAGTGCCGAAGCGGTTCGGACAAGGCCGACTGCAGCGTGTGCACGGAGCTTCCTGAGAAGGATTGGAAAAAGCATGTACGAAAGGTACTGAAGCGAGGAGAAAAGCATGCCGCAAGCTGAGCTTCCCGATGATCCGGTTGGCAGGATCGATATGCATAGAGCGATGCTGGCTCATGTACAGAAAATCGACCAGGGGATACTGCAGCATTCTGTTGCAGTAGATCGAGAGCTCGAGACCGTGGCCCAGACCAGGCCGGGCAGCTTAGATCATAGGAAGCTGGTAGCGGCCAGGAAAGACCTGAGGCAAAAGCATCTGTGCCTCATGGACCAGGAGAGAAGGTTGAAGGAGAGGATAGAATCACTGAATACTCTGACTGGAAATTCAATGGCCGCATTGACAGTGGCCGGGTGAGATGTCATGGCGCTGGCGATTTCGTGCGCGGCCAGAACCGTGATTGGGCGCGGGTCACTGGAAACAATTACGTCTTGCAGAAGCTCATCCTCTATTTCGCGATCCCAAAGGGCGAAGTGATAAACGCTCCCGAGATAGGGTGCTGCCTGCATGAATACCTGTTTGCGCCTCTGACGCCTACCAACATCTACCTGATCGAATCGACTATGGAAAGCGAGATAGGCCAACAGATACCGGAGCTCGGGATTCATAGCGTCTCGGCCGAAAAGGTTGACGAGATGACCGTGAAACTAAGGATCTTAGGCTATGCGACCTGGCTGATCCAGATGAGCCGATCCGACTTACTAGACCTGAACTTGATTGACACATTCCAGGAGGCTGCCGTAGCATGACCAATACCACCGACGACATAGTAAAGCGTATAGAAGACAGGCAGGCCGAGATGCTGCCCGGCCAGAAGAGCATGGACAAGCTCTCTCTGCATTACCTGGCGAACATATCTGTAGCTGCGGAGCTGGCGGAGGCTTATGCCGCTCTGGAAGCAAATCTTGATAATATCGATGTCCTGAAGGCTACAGGGACGAAGCTGGATGCCATCGTGTCCCCCGTCCTCATAGCAGGGCGGGAGCTGGGCGATTATGCGACCGGCACCATCACATTTTATGCTCCATTCGAGACAGCAGTCGAGATAGTGGTGCCTGCTGGAACCAAATGCTATGCCATCTTGGGAGACGGATCCAAGCTCTATTTCGAGACCACCGTTGAAGGCGCGATCGATCCGGGCGAGCTATCCACAACGATCGAAGCCAAAGCGGTAGAGCGCGGGCTGTCTGGGAATATCGGTGCCTATGCCATCCAGGGTATGACAGGAGCCATAACCGGGATCACATCCTGTGAGAACGAGCTGCCGTTTGAAGGCGGCACTGCAGATGAGACCGATGATGCTCTGAGGGAGAGGTACTTCGATGCGGTCCAAGCACCGGGGAAGGCTACCGCTCTGATGATCCAGAGGGCTCTGAATGATGATCCTGCCGTGTCGGAAGTCAAAGTCTGGAACTATGGTGGCGGCGACCTGGGGATTATGGTGGACTACTCGGGGGGCATAAGCGAGACCTCTTCGGATATTGTGGATGCTATCGAGGCGAACATCGCCGCAGGTACACACGCCAGGGGGATGCTCTGTGCTACCATCGATAGCGCCACAGTAGTTGTGCTCGAGGATGATGTCTATGGGGGGCTGATCTGGGTTCGGCCCCGGTGCCACATATCGGCTGAGGAGGTTCTGACGTTCACCTATCTGGATATGGAAGAGAATTCCCAGACGGCTGTAGCTACAATCCCGGCAGGGACGCGTCGGGGGGTCATGGTGGCGGCTGTAATGGCATCCGAATCCAGCCGGGCTAAACTGATATTGACCGCTCCCACGTCACCAGCGGGCAACAGCTATGATGTTCTACTTGGGATGGGTGAGGCCGGGTTCCTCTACAATCTGCCTGAGCTGACGGATGTCAGCGTTGCTGCCACCATCAGGCTGACCGATACGCCAGAGACCGGGCTGGTAGATCTGATCGAGGAGTCGCTTACGTCTTTCCTGGGGTCGTACCTGATCGGCGAGAACCTGGAGTTCTCTGACGTCCAGAAGTTCCTGCAGAACTATTACGATCCCGCTGCAGACGAGTGTATAGGCCGGCCTCTGAAGGGCATAGATGAGATCGTCAGCCTATCGGTATCTGGTGGAGGGCAGACGGCGGTGAAAAATGGGGATAAAATCACAGTGGAAGAAGACTGGAGGCTGGAAGCGGGGATCATCAATATTACGGTGGCTGCTTAACCTCCGCACAGCCAAATTAGCAGTCCGACGATCCCCCAGTACAGAACAGCGAACAGGAGTAATCCCAAAACCAGCTCCCAAAAAGAGGATGCTCCTTCTCCGCCCATTTCTCCCCACTCAGTTTGCATCTACGATTCTCCGGCATACGCCCCCGCATCCATCCGAACTTCCGCGTGGCCGTCGCCGAAGTGGTAAACAGTGTGGATGGCTGTTGCCTCTCGGTTTGGATCGAACTCCAAGAAGAACATGCCAGGAATATCGATCCTCAACAAGTCACCATTCTCGATGAGTTCAAACGATGGGATAAATCCCTCTTCTTGGATTCCCATTAGGCAATATTTTATGCTCGTTTTTACATCACGCTCGCCCATCGCATCATCTATATTTTGCAATAGGTAATTTATCACGCGAATTTTTGACCACGCTTCCTTTTCAGTCATTTTTCCTCCCGCTCTTCTCCGGGATATACCCCCACGTCCACCTGAACATCCATATCTTTGATGCACCTGGCAGGAACCTTTGCCCACGCTTCTTCGTTGATCTTGAGGATACCTTTCTCCCGGTCCACGGTGTAGTCCTCGCCCTCGACCAGGTACACCCCATCTTTTCCGCCCAAGCGGACCCATTCTTTTTCTTCAGTCATATCTTTTCTTGTCTCCTTCGCAAATATTAGAAAAGACCGTTGAATGCCTCGGGATGCTCTTGCGGCGGTCATCATCATATTTCAGATGGTCCACCAGGATTGGAGATTCTAGATCGTGCCTGAGATCATACCCCCGCCCAAGGCAATCCGGGCAGCATTCTGCTATTCGCTCAGCGGTATGGCCAAACCCCCAGCATTCTGTCACCACGTTTCCCGATCCACCACATGTAGGACATCTGTATTTGGGGTCCAACCGATATGCGACCACCAACAGTTCTTGCAGTTCTTTGATCTGTTTTTTGATATCCTCAACGTTTGGGATTTCCACCACAGTCATCTTTTTTCCTCCTTTACCGCCGCTATAATTCCCCGAGGGGTCTCAACGGCGATCATTGGGTATGCCGTTACAGGTATCCTTTCGCTACATCTTGAACACTCGATTGTGCCTTTGGTCGGTGTCATCGAAAGACCTCCGGGTGCTCGGCTTGGAGCAGTTCGCGGGCTTCTTTTCGATACGATTCCCGATCTATATTCCATTCTCGAAAATAGAGATGATAATCTTGCCCCTCTTGTTCTCCTCCAAACTCCGCAACTGCCCACCCCTCCACCGCGATCTCCTTGAGGGCTGCGACCTGAGCCCCCAGATCGGCATTCCTCTTTTCCAGGTCGGCGATCTGTGATTTGAGTGTCTGATTTTCGTTTTTCCATGTTTGTATAACACCGGCAAATATCGTATCCGCATTGACCGTCTCAAGCATCTTTGTGATGTTTTCCAACGGACCAGATACGGCGGCATCCAACTCTGCGATTCGGGCAAGTAGATAGGGCAACTGGTTGCGCATTTCCACTATCAACAGGAAATCGGCATCATCTGCTCGCATCCATTCCGAACATCCGATTACCTCCTCGTTGCTCTCCAACCAGCGCTTCCCACACAAGGCGTTATACTCCCGGATGTATTGTTCTTCGGGAATGGTGGTAATACATTTATCCTCGATATTATTATTATTTGGGTCCAACCACGCATACCACGGCGCTGGCTTTGCCGCCTTTTCCAAAGCAGATAGCTTATCTAGGTCGATCATTTATCCTCCAGTGGTCCAACGGTTGGTGTAGACCGAACACTTATGCCACCTCCTCGACCTCTTCCGCGATCCTCTCTTCTTCTCTTGCCCCCCACATCTGAGCCTCTATGATGTCATCGAGCATGCTGTAGCTCAGGAAAGGCTCCTTTTGGATGTGGATCTCGTAGGTTCCCTTTGGGCATGATGGGAAATATGAGCGATCGTCCCTATATGCCCTATTCTTGATCTCCCCAGTTTCCTTCTCGACGAAAAATGAATTGTCTGGATTCATCTTGCTTCTGGCGCAGGCCATCATTTCTTTTTTCGCATCATCGCTTGGCATCATAAGCATCACATTTCACTCCAATACCTACTTAGTCGTCTTGCTATATATACCTTACGACAAAAAAACGTTGGTTTTGCGATAGAGCGACACCTTTAAATACAAAAAGTGCGCTATATGGTAGTATGAAAGACGATGAGCTGGTTTTTCACGCGAAGATGGACGCCAGGGGCAAGATCCAGATCCCAAAGCGCGAATGTGAAGCGCGTGGCTGGAAACCTGGCAGCATGTTCGCGATCAGGATATCGAAAAGGGTGATAGAAATATGATGATGCAGAACAAGAACATGGACGTGCTCTATGCAGAGCACTTGGATAGCCCATATGTGGAAAATCCCCTCAGCAGAACCACGTTCGAACGACTGTATGCGCGCTTTGAGGACGTGGAGGCTAGGGCGAACGCTGCACTTGAGGCCAACCAGTGGGCTCTCCATGATCGCCTTGACCACGAGAGCCAGAAGCTTTGCGCGCGGTTGGGGTATTAGCCATGGGGGATACGCATGACCGGCACTGAGACGCTTGCCCTCGTGGCTTGGTGGGCCTTCATAGCCATAGGCATCGTCTGTATCTACCTGCTGTCCACCGCAGGGGATGGTGCCGTGCTCACCATTCAGGGCTCAGCCATCGGGCATGGGCTCTGCAACCTGACTGTGGAGGCGGACGTCATCAGCGCCAACGTCAGCCAGGCGGTCAACTGCTCAAGCTGGGAGATCGTGGCTGGTGATCTGGCATGAGCGTAGAATCGAAGCTCTACATGTTCTGGATCTGCCTGTTCCTGGGCACATTCCTGATCCTGGAGGCGGCCACATGAGCGCCGGTGCTGGGGTCAGAAGGCGCGCCAGACGCCACAACGCCGAAGCCCAGTGGAGAGCCTATCACAAGCGCCAGAAGGCGATCTACCGGACCCTTCTGGAAGAGCCTGGAGCCTGCTATTATGCGATCAACCTTCGGGGGATGGCATGAAATCGGCTTTCGCCGCCATGCTCCGTGCAGGAATCACCAGGGCGATCTTTTCCGCTCGCTGCGACTTTCTGGATCGCAGAGGCTTCCTGGCGCTCAACCAGATCCAGACGCCAACCGAGATGGCCGAAGAGCATGCTTGGGTCAGACCGGGACATTGGAGAGGACCTATCCCCAGACCAGGTGAGGAGATCCGCTTCAGCGCTCACCTGGAGCCATATTGGCGGGATGATGGCTCTTACGACATTGGCCTTTTCAGGTGCAGGAGGCTGGAATGAAACCGCTCCATCAGGTCATTGACGATGCTGTCACCATCCGGGGCATCATCGACTACTTGGAGAAGTCCGTGGAGCCAGCCACGTTGCACGAGCTGGCGATGACCCAACACATCTCCAACGGCACCGCTCTGAGACTGTGCAGGATATTGGAGAAGGCCTCAGTTATCGAGCACCCGACAGTCACCAGGATTGTCATGGGGGCATCTCAGGAAGTCCCTCAACTGGCCTGGCAGCTTACCAAGAGCTTCTGGCTGGGCGGATGTGTGTACAACGCTGAAGATCTTGCGAGGGGGGCAGCATGACCAATATTTGCGACGGCCCGGGCATCCGTTTGACGCTGTCGAACGAGAATCCAGCGACGGAGGACCTCCTCCACGTCGAGTTCGCCATTCGGACTGATATCGGCATCTTCCAGTTCTCCGGTGAGGGTGACCTGGCCGAACTATGTGAGCTGGTCCCTACCCAGATCCAGAACGCCGGTGCACTGTACGGCCTCATGAAAATATTTTCAGAAGAGGAAGCAAGATGACTGACGACTGCACCATACCATTCCTCCTGGAGGACCGGGATAGGCTGCTGGAAGAGATCGAGAAGAGAGATATCAGGATTTCAGAGCTGGAGAGGGCCCTGAGCCTCAGGGACCAGCTCATAGCGATAGAGGAGGGAGAGAGATGACCATTAGAGAAGTGTTACAACGCTACCTATCGGAGATAGATGCGGACGGGCTGTGCAATCCGGGATGCGAATGCGGCTGCCCGCTAGATCAGTTAGCACCGTTGGGCGACTGCCTAGATCTGGATGAATGCCTGCCAGCAAGGTTTGTGCCACCAGATGATCCAGGTGCCGATTTAGACATTCTTCAGCAGTGGCCGGAAGGCTACTATGTGGTGGTGGAGGCCCGGCCATGACCCTGACCGAAGAGCAGCGGGAAGCCATACGCGCCGTCTCGGATTTGCCGAGGGCGATTGGCTGCACACAATGCCATTCCTACATTCAGGAACATTATGGCAATCAGTTTGCCATTCTCCGGGCCATGATCGATAGCGGAGAACATTTTACTGACGCCAGTAAAATGCCAGGCTTCGATCTGGAGAGAGCAAGAGGTCTCCGCGACTTTCTTCAGGATGATTGCGCGGAAGTCGGGGATGTCTGGGCCGAAATGATAGCCGAAATCGAGCGGCTGCGGGCCGAGAATGCGTGGCTGAAATCCTACCGAGAATTTCAGTCCGAGGAGCAGGCCGCCCGTATTTCAGATCTTGAGATCGAGATCACAGGACTCAAAGCCGATCTGGAGCAGTCCGAGGAGATCAAGCGATTGAAGGATGAGTTAGAAAATTATGGTGATCATTACGCGTGTCTGCTGATATCTAAAGATGCCCAAATCAAGGAGCTTGAGGGGATGCTCTCGATTCGGACGGAAGAGCTTGATATCGCGCACTCGGTGGCCAGATCCGAAAAGGAGATGCATGAAAAAGAGCTGGCTGCCTTTGCCAGGAGGATCAAGGAGCTGGAGGATGCCCATAAGAGATCCGGGAAGAAATATGCAAAAATAATCAACGAACTCCGATCATCTGTATATGCCAATATACCGGGGCTAGATGTTGGCAAGATCGGGCCGGATGCCAAGCCGCGATCCTGGCAGATCACGGAGGAGCGGGTCGGGCTCTTGAGATATTGCCTTGATACGTTGCTGGATGCCCCAGATATTGAGGAATCCCCCGGACCCCGCCATAGTATAGAGATGCTACGCGCCATGCTTACGGAGGCTGAGTAGATGGGCGCTTCCCACAAGTACCGGCCAAATCGGATAAAGAAGCACGAAGATCTCCACAAAGGCCGAGAGCCGGGCATGGCATCGAAAGCGGTCGTCCAACCAGAGGACTATCCAAAGCTCCTGGCGATGCACCAAGAGGGCTATCTGAACAGCGCCATAGGCCGGGCGTTCGGTATCAGCGGTACCCATGCTGGCAAGCTGATCAGGAAATATCGGGCGGAGGCTGGGTTATGAGCCGCTTCGATTTCTCGCAATGCCCCGGCTATTGCGAGAGAGCCCGGAAATTGATGTTCCTGCAGAATCCGATCATCCAGAAGCGTCTGGCCGGACCGAAACCGTGCGTAGTTCCCGCAGAACAGGAGCTTGCCATGCGACTTGAGGACCGAGATGAACTCAACAGCGCGCTGGCAGAGACGAACGCGGAGATCAAGCGACTGAGGGATTGCGCATGACCTGGGGGCACTGCGAATCATGTTATTTTCATGTCAACCGGCGTGGCAGTTGCCCGCTTGAGCGAACCAGGAACGAGCCTTGCGAGGTGTTCCGGCCTGCAAAGATACGGCGGAGGCCGAAAGGCGGCAGCTGTACGAGCGCGGGCGACCCAGGGGCGGGAGAGGGGAGCTTAGGCCCGACCAAAAACCTTTTATTCTTCTTCTTCCACTACTACCACCATGACAAAGAAACTTGTTTGTCCTAAGTGTGGGCACGAATGGGAATATACGGGGTCGCTGCAGAAAGCGACATGCTCCGGCTGTCAGGCGAAAGTCGATACGAGGAAGCAACATGAGCCAAAATTATCATGAATTTCTGAAGTCAAAGCGGCTCGTGGTGAAGCCGTCCGGATTTGAGCCAGACGGGATCTCCGAGATTCTATTCCCTTTCCAGAAAGACATCGTGCGATGGGCATGCAAGAAGGGCAAGGCCGCCATCTTCGCCGGGACGGGGCTAGGAAAGACTGGGATGCAACTGGAATGGGCGCACCAGGTCCATCAACACACCGGAGCAGATGTTTTGGTCCTCGCGCCTCTTGCAGTGGCTGAACAGACCGCCCGCGAAGGCGAGAAGTTTGAAGTGGTGGTCCACCTCTGCAAAACGCAAGCAGACGTTAAGCCGGGGGTAAACATCACCAACTATGAGAAGCTAGCTCATTTCGACGCCGGACACTTCGCAGGGATTGTGTTGGATGAGAGCTCAATTCTGAAGAGCTTTGAGGGAAAGGTCCGGACTGAAATCATAGAAGCGTTTCGCGATACGCCTTTCAAGCTTGCGTGTACCGCCACGCCTGCCCCAAATGATCATATGGAGCTGGCTAACCATGCTGAATTCTTGCATGTGATGAGCCGGCCTGAGATGCTTGCCACGTTCTTTGTTCATGATGGAGGCACAACTTCCCAATGGCGGCTCAAAGGGCATGCTGTGAAAGCCTTCTGGGAGTGGGTAGCTTCGTGGGCGGTCATGATGTCAATGCCATCCGATTTGGGATATGAGGACAACGGCTTCAAGCTGCCGCCGATAGAGATAGAACAGATCGTGGTAGACCGGACCGGCTACATCGTGAAGGAAGCTCAGACTCTTCAGGATCGCCGGCGGGCAAGGACGGATAGCCTTGATCTCAGAGTTCAGAATGCAGTCGAACTTGTCATGAGCAAGCCGGACGAATCTTGGTTGGTCTGGTGTGACCTAAACAAAGAATCGGAAGCCCTAAAAAAAGCCATTCCCGGAAGCGTCGAGGTTAAAGGCGCGGACGATCCTGATTACAAAACATCATCGCTTACGGGGTTTGCAAGAGGCGAAATTAAGATCCTGATCAGCAAGCCGTCCATCGCCGGGTTTGGGATGAACTTCCAGGTCTGTCATAACCAAGTTTTCACGGGCCTGTCAGACAGCTTTGAGCAGTACTATCAGGCGGTGCGCCGGTCATGGAGGTTCGGCCAGAAGGAGCAGGTTAAGGTATACGTGATCACCTCCGAGAAAGAGGGGGCGGTTGTCAAGAATATCAAGCGCAAGGAGCGGGATTTTGAGACCATGCTCCACGGTATGATATCGGCTACCCAGGAGATCACCAAGAAAAATATTAAAGAGACATCGCGGGAGATTGAGAAATATATGACTGGAATCGACGCGGGCAACGGTTGGGAGATGAGGCTAGGAGACAACGTTGAGCTGATCAAAACGGTGGAGGACAATTCTATAGGATATACAATATTCTCCCCGCCTTTCTCCAGCCTATACACATACAGCAACAGCGAACGGGATATGGGGAACTGCCGGACCGATCAGGAGTTCTTTGACCATTTCAATTTCCTTGCGCCGGAGCTGTTCAGGACCCTGAAACCGGGCCGCCTGATGTCGGTGCACTGCATGAACTTGCCCACTAGCAAGCAGAATCATGGATACATAGGCATCCGGGATTTCCGGGGCGATCTAATCAGGATCTTCCAGAAGGCCGGGTTCATATATCATTCCGAAGTGGTAATCTGGAAAGATCCGGTCACAGCCATGCAGAGGACCAAAGCATTAGGGCTTCTCTGGAAACAGATTAAGAAGGATTCTACCATGTGCAGGCAGGGTATCCCCGATTACTTAGTCACGTTCAGGAAGCCCGGAGAGAACGATGATCGGGTAGAGCACACGGCAGAAGAGTTCCCAGTGGAGATGTGGCAGCGGTATGCGTCGCCCGTCTGGATGGACATCAACGCGTCGGAGACGCTACAGAAAGAGTCTGCTAGAGAAGACGAAGATGAGCGCCACATAGCACCTCTCCAGCTAGAGGTGATCCGAAGAGGGCTGGAACTGTGGACGAAGCCGGGCGACGTGGTTCTGTCACCGTTCGCGGGCATCGGGTCGGAGGGGTTCGAAGCCGTGAAAGCTGGCCGGCGATTCATCGGCATGGAACTGAAAGAGTCGTACTACAAACAGGCCTGCAAAAACCTGAAGCGGGCGGAGCATGAAGCCCAAAAACCACCACAAGCTTCGCTATTCACCTTCGGAGAAGAGAAGGAAACGGCATGATCTATCTGGCTTGCCCTTATTCTCACCCGGACAACAACGTCCGGGAATATCGGTTTAAGATGGCAAACCAGGCGGCGGCAAAGCTTATGAGGGAGGGGCATATCATATATTCCCCCATATCTCATACCCACCCGATAGCGGTTGAGGGCGACCTTCCATTGGATTGGGCTTACTGGCAGTCGGTCGATGAGTTCTACATCCGGTTATGTGAGAAGGTGGTCGTTCTGGAGCTAAACGGCTGGCAGAAGTCTGAGGGAGTTCGGGCAGAAATCGATATTGCACGGGCGTTGAATAAGCCGATCGAGTTTATGGGGGTGGACGCATGACCTGGGGGCACTGCGATTCCTGCCGGTGGCGGTGGGTGCCGTGGGCGGGTCCCTGCATCCATGTTCCGCCAAAAGAGGGGGAGGAATGCATTGGATTCAGCCCGGCCAAAGAGCATCGTCGTAGGAAGACCAGGGGCACGAGCACACGGGGTGGAGCATGATCTTCGGCCTATCCGCCAACGGGCGGCTCTATATCTATTTCGATTGGCCATTGGCCTGGCAGCTGCATAACGGTGTCCGGTGGTGGTAGCGTGGGCTACCCTTCTTTTTGGCGCGCGCGGATAACAATTGTTATCTAGGCGCGCCACACCGAAACATATTTAAGCATATACGATCACGGTATTTTGGTGTTCCGGATGGTCACTAAAACACAAGAAGAGAATGCCAAATTCGCTTTGGCCCAATGGATCGAGGCTCCCAATACCACCGTGTTATGGGAAAAGAAAAACGCATTTGGCAAGCCCGTGTTTGAATGCAACCGGGCAGAAAGACCAGATCTTATTATTCATTCACCGCGCGGGGATATAGCGGTTGAAGTGAAAAGCGCAACCAGCATGGCAAATGTCATAGACGGTATGGGCCAATTGCTGCGATATGCTAC